TTGAGGGGAGTTGATCGGTCTACGCTCTGGCGGAACATTCACGATCTGGCTTTCCAGCGCACGCAAAAGGATTTGAAGATTGCGGCGGTAGGTCATGCTGCCGGCATGGATGCGCAGGGCAGCCTAAATAACACTTCATCGGTCTACGGCTTCGGCGCTATTGGTGTGCCTGATGCGCAGGCCGGATGGTATGCGTCACAGACGTTTATCGGTTATCAGATGATGGCGTTGATTGCCCAACACTGGCTGGTGGACAAGGCTGTTACCATGCCTGCCCGTGATGCCGTGCGCAACGGCTACGAGCTGACATTTAACGATGGCGATGCAATCGATCCTAGCGTGATCGACAAGATTCGCAAAGCCGACCGGCGCATGAGACTGAAAGAGAACACGATTCAGTTTGTGCGGATGAATCGAATTTTTGGCGTTCGAGTTGCTCTGTTCAAGATCGAATCGCCGGACCCAGATTATTACCTAAAGCCATTCAACCCAGACGGGGTGAAGGCAGGCTCTTACAAGGGCATCGCCCAGGTTGATCCGTATTGGATAACCCCAGAGCTATCCGGTGACGCAGTTAATGACCCATCGAATCTGCATTTTTACGAGCCGACATACTGGGTAATTCAGGGAAAGCGGTATCACCGTTCGCACCTGGTCATTACAACATTGGGCGAAGTTGCCGACGTTATGAAGCCAACATACTATTTTGGCGGAGTGTCGATACCGCAAAAGATTTACAATCGGGTGTACTGTGCAGAGCGCACGGCGGACGAAGCGCCTCAGCTTGCCATGACCAAGCGGACAAACATTCTGGCAACTGACGCGGCGGCTGCGCTGGCTGATGAGGACAAGTTTACCAACAACCTCGCGCGCGGATTGCAGTATCAGGACAACTTCCAGAAGGTCATTATCGACAGAGACACGGAGGAAATGACGCAACTGGATACGACACTTTCCGATCTGGACGACTTGATTATGTCGCAGTTCCAGCTTGTTGCGGCTGCTTCCGGTGTGCCTGCCACTAAACTGATCGGCACAACCCCGAAGGGTTTTAATTCGACCGGCGAGTATGAGGAATCCAGCTATCACGAGGAATTGCAGTCTATTCAGGAATGCGACATTGATCCTTTACTCGAGCGGCATTACCTGCTTTTGATGCGGTCAGAGTTTAACGGCATGGCCGAGCCTGTTGTGGTCTGGAATGCTCTTGATGCTCAGACGGCTGAGGAAATGGCAGCCGAGAACAAGACCAAAGCGGAAACCGATAAGCTGTTGTTTGATGCTGGAGCTATTGACGGAGTGGACATTCGCGCACGGATTCAGGCAGACCCGAAATCGGGATATAACGGCATAGAGTCGGAAGTGCTGGAAGATGGCGAAAGCATTACTGACGAATAAGCGGGCGGCACACGCCAAAAAAGTGAAGCGCACTGGCGTTATGCGGGGCGGTAAACTTGCTTATCCCGCAGGCGTGTCTGCGCGTTACAAGGCAAGACTAGATGCGCTTGTCCTGCAAATGACACGCAAGACGGGCAAACAGCTTGAAAGTCTTTTTACCGCTGAACAGTTCGGCACGCAGGACGCGAGCATAGCCAGCCAGTCACGTATTCTGTTGTCTGCGTTACAAACACAATTTCAGTCCATGTTTGACGGCATCGCAAAGGCGGAAGCCGAGCGAATGGTGAACGGTGCGGACAAGGCCAGCAAGTCGGCCACGTATACGAGCCTGAAAGAATTGTCCGGCGGGCTGTCGATCAAGACTAATGTGCTATCCGCCGCGGCAAAGGAAACCATGAAGGCATCCGTGGTCGAGAACGTGGCTTTGATTAAATCAATACCGGCACAGTATTTCGACCAGATCACCCAGGCTACGATGCGCAGCATTACATCAGGGAAGGGATTGTCAGAATTACAGCCACAGATTAAGAAATATGAGGGCATCACTGAACGGCGTGCCGACCTTATCGCAACCGATCAGACGCGCAAGGCGTACAGCGCAATGAACCGTGACCGCATGGCTGCGGTAGGGGTTACAAAGGCAGAATGGATACACTCCGGCGGAGGCAGCCACCCAAGGGAGACGCACGTTGCTCTGGATGGTACAATTTACGACGTAAACAAAGGCGCTTACGATCCCGCTGTTGGCGAGTGGATACAGCCTGGATTCTTGATAAATTGCAGGTGTACAAGTCGCCCGGTGATTGAATTTAACGAGGGAGAGGCCACATGATAAGCCTATCTGAAAGCATAAAGGCCGCTAATGCGGCGATGACGTTTGACAAGTCCGACCGCGTGCATGACGTGAATGGGTGGTACGAGATCAAGCGGAACCCGCTGAGCAAAGAGGGAGTATTCCAGTATGGCGGTGCTACACTTGCCGCTGCTGGTTGCGATGCTGACCCGTCACGCATGTACAAGGTCTATCGTCCGGCTTCTGAACTGAGCGCACAGGAATGTATCGACAGCTTCAAATTGCTGCCGTGGATTGACGATCACGCAATGCTCGGTGACAAGCCTGGCATGATTCCGGCAGAACAGAAAGGCGTTCAGGGTGTCATCGGCGAGGATGTATTTTTCGAGGACGGTTATCTATTCGGTAACATCAAGGTGTTCTCCGAGACTCTTGCCGACAACATCGACGCTGGCAAAAAAGACTTGTCTGCGGGTTACCGTTGCAATTACCGGATGGAGAGTGGTATATTTAACGGCGAAGAGTATGACGCTATACAATTTGACATTCGGGGCAACCACTTGGCGCTAGTAGCCGAGGGGCGAATGGGGAAGGAAGTTTCGGTCTTAGACCATTCTGAAATCCTGACTATTACTATTGACTCGAAGGAGTTTGCCCTAATGCCAGATCCAGTTAAAAAGCCTGTTTCTCAAGACGTAGACCCGATGGCGGCCTTCGAAGGTCGTCTTTCAAAGATTGAGGAAATGCTTGCAAAGTTGATTCCGTCTAACACGGAGGAAACCGATGAAAAGTCTGTCAGCACAACTACCGAAACAGCCGATGACGCTAAGGACAAGGACAAAACGTCCTCTGGTATGGACGCTGCCGATGTTGTTGCGCTGAAAACCCGCGTGGAGCAACTGGAAAAAGGCGGCATCAAAGCACTGATGGGCGAGATCAGCAAACGCGATTCACTCGCAAATGCTGTATCCGCACACGTTGGCACTTTTGACCATGCAGAAATGACGCTGGGAGAAGTAGCCAAGTATTCCGCTGATAAGCTGGGCATCACTTGCGATTCAGGTCACGAGCTGGCCGCTGTTCAAGGTTTCCTTGCTGCCCGTAAAGCTGTGTCCGTTGCTGTTGCAACTGTTGACGCAAAAGAAACCAGCCTTTCTGTAATCATCGCAAACAAAGGAGCCTAAATCATGGCCTTTCAATCTACAGTTCAACAGTCTCAGGCTTTTGGCGTGATCGGTGAGATCATCCGCAATGTTCCTGTAATTTCTACTCCGTGGAATCTGGTATCTGATCCGGTGGTTAACACTATCGGTAACGCATTCACTGTTACGTCGGAAGGCGTTGCAGAGTGCGGCGGTACTGGCACTTTCGCCGGTATCTTGGTGAACCCTAAGAGCTACGCTTTGCAGGGCACTACCTCTGGCAGTCTTGAAGCATCGCTTGATCTTGCTGACAACAGCGTTGGCGAATTGCTGACCGCTGGCGAGATCGTTGTAACTCTGACAACTGCAAGTTCAATCGGTGACTCGGTTATTTTTGCCGAAGCTACTGGTGACCTTGATTCAATCGCTCCGGTTGCTGCGTTCACTGCTGCACAGTCCACCACTGTGATGACTGTTTCCGCTATCACTGCGGGCAGCATTGGCGTTGGTTCTGTTATCAAGAATGCATCCGGCGAAATCCTCGGCACTGTCATTTCTCTTGGCACTGGTACTGGCGGCACTGGCACGTACAACCTGAACACTTCGGCAACTGTTGGAAGCGCGGCAATGACTGCGAACACAATCCCTGTCGATGGATATCAGAGCGCACACGCCACGGTTGTTCGATTTGACGCAAGCGCGGCAGGTCTGGCAGTTATTCAAGTTAATGTTACCCCTGCAAGCGTGTAAGGAGATTAGGAAATGATTGAATCAATCGTAAGATCAAGCCTTGCACCGCATGAAATTGCGCCGCTGCAACAGGCGTTAGTGTCTGCAATCCGCGCTGATGCGAGTGAATACAAAGCCCTTGCTGATATCGGCATTGGTATGGATGCGGCTGACGTTGTTGAAATGGGCAGGCTGTACGGCTTTGGCATGGATGCTTTAACCGCTGGACTGACTACTGGCACAGTGCCGACTCCTGTGCAGTTCTTGCAGGAATGGTTACCTGGTATCGTTCAGATCATCACCAATGCTCGCAAAATCGATGACTTGGTTGGCGTGCAAACTGCTGGTGACTGGTCGGATGAAGAAGTTGTTCAGATGGTTCTCGAAGCCACTGGACAAGCGGTTCTTTACGGGGACACTACTAACGTGCCTTTCGCTTCATGGAACCCTGATTTCGAGCGCCGTACCATCGTGCGTGCTGAGTCTGGCATTGAAGTTGGCGTGTTGGAAGAAGCCCGTTCAAGCGCTGTTAAAATCAACAGCTCACAGGCGAAACGTAATGCCGCCACTTTGGCATTACAGATTTTCCGTAACGCTGTTGGCTTTAGCGGATATCGCTCAGGCGCAAACCGCACTTATGGCTTCCTGAATGATCCGGGCTTGCCTGCTTATGTAACCGTAGCAAATGGCGCGGCGGCTTCTCCATTGTGGTCTACCAAGACTTACAACGAGATAATCCGTGACGTTACAACCGCTATGGCTGTGTTGCAGTCTGGTTCAGGCGACAACATCGACCCTTACACTGCAAAAATGACAATGGCGGTTGCCACTGATCGTATGCAGTATCTGGCGACTCCTGCTGTATATGGAGCCAAGACAGTACGCGAAACACTGCGCGAAACCTATCCGGGTCTTCGCATTGTTTCTGCCCCTGAGCTGAATGCTGCAAACGGTGGAGCGTCTGTGTTCTACATCTACGCTGACTCAATCAGCGACGGCGCATCTACCGATGACGGCGGCGTGTTTGCTCAGGTTGTACCACAACAGTTCAGATTGTTGGGCGTAGAGAAAAAAGCTAAGGGCTTTATCGAAGCCTATAGCAATGCAACTGCCGGTGTCATGCTGAAACGTCCTTACGGCGTAGTTCGCAGGTCCGGTATTTAATCACCACAACCCAACGAAAAGAGGCTCAACCAAATGGCATACGTTTACAGCACATTGTCTTGTGATCAGGGATACGCGATTTATGATAAGGGTGTCGACGGCACTCCAATCCTTAACCGCGTGATTCACATCAACGGCAAAGCGAACATTACAAACAAGGTCTTGATTACGCCTCGCGGCGTTGCTACCGAGGTCAGTGATTCTGATTTGGAAACACTGAACAAGGATTACCATTTCAGCGAACACGTCAAAAATGGGTTTATCACGTTTGATGCCAAGAAGTTTGACGCTGACGAAGTATCCAGGGACATGACCAAGCAAGACCGGTCGGCACCAAAGACCAAAGATGAATTAGAGAATGACCAGATCACGGTAATGGAAGGCAAGAAACCCAGCAAAAAAAGCAAGGAGTAATTCATGGCGGCGACGCTTACGTTTGATGTTGCGGCTTTTCGCACGCAGTTTCCAGCGTTTGCGAATGCCACCACTTACCCGACGCTTACCTTGCAGGGCTATTGGGATGCGGCAATCTGTTACATATCCGACACTAATTCAGGTCGGTTGATGGGGGATTGTCGTTCTCGTGCTATCAACATGATGACGGCGCACTTGACCGCATTGGCTGACATGATTGCTGCCGGAAAGACTCCAGGCTATGCGCAGTCGGCAACGGTTGATAAAGTTTCTGTGACGATGACCCCTCCCCCTGTTAAGAATCAGCTTCAGTGGTGGCTCAACATGACACCCTACGGGATGCAGTTGTACGCTTTGCTGTACGCTCGTTCTCGTGGTGGCTTTACTGTTAATGGCAGTGCAGAGGGCAAGGCATTTCGCAAAGCTTACGGTGTATTCTGATGGCTGGCGTAAGGCGCGTTCCTAATGTTGCCGTTCAGGACGCACTGAAAGAGCTTGTGCGCATGAAGGAAAACAAAGGCAAGGTTGGCTGGCTTGAGTCGAACACGTACAAGGACGGCACGTCTGTCGCGTACGTTGCGATAATTCAGGAAATGGGCAGCCCCAAGAATGGCATTCCTCCACGTCCGTTTTTCCGTCCGACGATTGCGGCAAAGTCGAACACATGGAAAAACCAGTTCAAGTCTGGATGCAAGGCGATACTGGCAGGCAATGAAACCGCTTCGACCGTGATGGAAAAGGTTGTCATGGGTGCCGCTGGTGAGATAAGAAGCACGATCAGCAAGATACAAACGCCAGCGTTAAGCGTTGCCACTATCCGCGCGCGCGAGGCCAAAGGCAACACATCTAAAAAGCCACTTATCGACACGGGCTTAATGCTTCAAACGCTCACCTATTCCGTGGGCAATGAAAAATGATCGGCTCAAATCTGCTATCTATGGCGCTTGGTATCATAGGCACGACTGCCATTCAGCTATATAGGTTTGCTGACCGCAACACGAACAGCATCGGTAACATCGTGAGCTTGTATGATGACCCAATTGACTGTAGGGCGTCTGTGCAGGCGGTGCCGCGCATCTTGATGCATCAGCTTGGTCTTGATATGCAGAAATCATACATCACTGTATACGCCATTGATGACGTGAGCGATATTGAGCGGGATACGTCGGGCGATGTCATAGCGTTTAATGGCAAATACTGGCAGTCTGAATCCAGCACAGACTGGCACGCTATAGATGGATGGCAGGGAACTTTGTTTGTTGATTGCGGGGACTCTGCCCCGTCGCTTGTATCGGAGCAGCCGTAAACATGCGCGAGAATGCTATCAATGCCGTCTTGTTCCCGTTAATAACGGCGTTTCTGGCTGCAGAGTTCCCGGCGCTGAATGTCAAGTGTTACAAGTCGTACAACCCGACACAACAAGGAGCGGCATCCGGTGCGCTGGTAGTATTTAACCGTTTCGGCAAGATAAACCGCTATGGTTCGCCACGTCGCACTAGCTACTGGGAAAGTGGCACGGAGTATTACAAAGAGACACAGATACTAGAAACCAATTACAGAGCGTCTGCCTTGTTGATTGAAAACCCAAAGACGGCTACTAGCGCAACGGTGACGGCGGGAGATATTGCAGAGGCGGTTGCTGATTACCTTCAGTCTGCCGATGGGCTTGCGTCGCTAAGGTCGGCGGGATTATCCATTTATCGGATAACCGATATACAGGTGGGGTACATAACAGACGATAGAAATAGGGATGAAAGCTCGCCATCGTTTGAATTTACGATACAGTACGAATCTGTTAAAGTCAGGTCGGCTAATATCATAACAACCTTCGAGGCAGGATTGTATCCGGTATAACACAGCTACTATTTTCATGAGGGTAAGATAATGCCAAAAGGTCTAAACACTTGTAACAACGTACTAGCTTTGCAATACAATGCAACGGCTATAGCGAACATTGCGGATAATGCCGCCGCGTCACCGATTACTACTGTGTCGGTTGCACTGGCAACGGCTAGTTATTCGCCATCGTCTACCATGTCGAGCAATGAAACGGCTTATACAAACTATGTACGACAGACTACAGCTCGTACTACTGGTGGATGGACAGCCCCGTCAGGCGGCGCTACGTCAAACGTGGCGGCGGTAGAGTTTCCGCAATGCGGCGTTACAGGCGCAACGATTACGTCTGCCTGTACCGGCAAGGGCGCGGGCGCTAGTGATGTTTTTCACTATGGCGACCTAAACGCTTCTATTGCGGTATCGAACCAGATACAGCCTCGATTCCCGATTGGTGCAATCACTATCACTGAGACTTGATTATGAGCTATCCATGGTTGTATACCTGTTCTGTGTGTGAAGCTCCCGTCAAGGTAAAGCCAGTCGGTCTAGGGGAAGAGCCTGAAAAGGTTTTTTCATGCGATCATACTGACGCTGTGATATGGGCAAACAGAAAAGTGACTCTACGCGGCAAGGGTGAATTGAGCCACGTGCAGAAGGTCACGCTAACCATCAGGCAGCTATTATCTATGCTGACTGGTCGAAGCATCTGACATGCCATTGACGCATAGGGAAATAGAAGCGGCATATCGTGAGGGGCGGCGGCTATTATCGCCGTTCAGTAAAACCCCTTCACAGACTACCGGATCGGGTATCTGGTACGACCTGTCTATGTCTTCTGGCAACCCTATTGCGCAGTATTATTCCGGTGTTACCTTAACGAGTACCGCATTAAAACGGTCTACTGATGTTGGCTTGAATCATGGTCAGCCTGTCGGTGATGCCTATCAGAAATATCTGCACAAAATAAACGTGCAAGTGGTGTCTGCTACGGCTGCTCCTTTGACATTAGAGATACTGGATTATTTGATGTTCTACCCCGGCATTTCTATGGACGCTGGCGTTCAGGCAATGACGACCAATATCGCTCTGCCTCGTTATCCTACGGGCGCTGGCGTGCAAATGATGATGGTAGAGCTGTTCCCGTACGCGGGCGCGTGTCAATGCCAAGTGACTTACACCAATTCGGACGGCGTGGCAGGGAGGCTTTCCCCTGTCTTAAAGCTGAATAGTCAGGTGGTTTTTGGTACTATTGCCACCTCTGCTAGTGCTACAGCGGGGGCGTCTGGTCGTTATATACCACTTCAGAGCGGTGATAGTGGTGTAAGGTCAATTGATAGCGTGGAAATACTAGGCGCGGGTGATGTTGGGGTATTGGCTATTGTATTGGTCAAGCCAATGATAACTTTTAACATCATGGAAAACACACAGGCAACACAGTTTGATCTATGGGATAACTTCAGAGATTTACCCGTGATTGAAGATGATGCCTATTTGAATATGATTTGCATGCCGGTTGGTACGTTAGCGGGTGCTAATATCACGGGCGAGATAACTACTTTCTGGAGTCCAATATAATGGCTGGTTTCACAAGTTCGGATAACATGATTACCAATATGTCATTCAGTGGCAAAAAGTGGAGCGCGCCATTTTCAAAGCAGTTCAACCCTACTGCTGCGGCTGTTGCGAATGAATGGCACACTCTGTTTCGTGGTGGTGGTAATCCACAGGCGGATGCTATTTTTGACGCGGGTACTAACTTACAGTTTCAATCTGTGTTTGATGTTACAACGAATGCCGGTTGTATCCAGCATGGCGGCAACATTGGCGCGGCTGGTGATGATTTCAAAACGCTGACTTCAGGTTATGCGGTAACGGCAGCGGCTACCACAGTTCCCTGTACTATTCAGCTAATCGACATGCTGGCGTTCTATCGCGTTACTACGGTTACCACTACAACGGCACAGAGTACGGTAGTCAGCAATACTTTCACCGCATCATCATCGTCTGGCTTGCTGTTGACCTATGCGAACGATTGGAGCGCGTACCAGAAAATGCAGTTCACCACGTCCGGCACGTTGCCAACTGGCTTGGCATTGGCTACTGACTATTGGCTTGTACGTGTGTCTGCTACTACGTGCCGCGTGGCTACCTCTTACGCTAACGCCTTGGCTGGCACTGTCATTGCTTACACAGACGGCGGTAGCGGTACGCATACCCTGACATGCAGGCTTCCCCGTTATAGCGATGGTGCGGGCGTTCAAGCGATGTTTTTTAACCCGTCGTCTACTGCTCTCGGTGCGGGTACGCCCGGCCTGTCTTTGGGATACACCAATTCAGCTGGTACGGCTTCGCGTGCTACACCTACAAGCCCCTCATTGCCTATTGGAAAAACTGCTGCTACTAACTCTCATATCCTGTACTCAGGTGCGACGGGCGCTGGTAAGTTCGGGGCAAACATGCCGCTACAAGCGGCTGACGGTGGTATCCGTACTGTTGAATCAATCCGCAACAATGCCACTTACACATCAGGGTCTTATGATGTTGGCTTATACGTGCCATTGATCGAGATCCCATTGCAAGTATTAGGGCAGGCCACATTGATGGATTTTACGCAGGCCATGTATCCTAGCTTCCCGCGTGTGTATGACGGTGCGGCTTTGTACTGGATACTCAAATCCGGCGTTGCTACACCGACAAACAGTTTGATTGATGGAAAGCTGAATTTCGGGTGGAGTTAATTTGTGGCGATGCTTGGCAACGGCTCACGCAATAACCTAGGTGCTGGCTATCGAATAGCCAGCGTATTTGCGTTGTCTGCTGTTGCTAATCGCAATACTGGCGAGTGGGTGCGTTGGGTATCTCAGGATATGGCGCAAACGACCATAGCTGGCGCCGCTAGACCAACCGGATACTATGCCCCCGCCACGTATTACATGCCGCAGAAAGCCGGTGAAATATCCATGCAGCTTGCTGGCAGTGGGTCGGCGGTTACGAATCTTTACCCGTCAAAAAACATGGAGGCGGCATTTTCTGGCAGCGGGTCAATATCACTACTCATTCAAGGTAGAAGCAATATCGGCGTATCCCTGAGCGGGTATGGTGATTTAGCTGCTACTATTTCAGCCTTTGGTGAATTGCTTATCACTCTGGCTGGAACGGGTGATCTTGAGGCTTCAATATCGGGCGGCGTGGATATGTCCGCAGCTTTATCCGGTGCTGGTGATTTGTCAGCCGTTGCTGATTTGATTATCGCCATGGGAATCAACCTGTCCGGTTCTGGTGACCTAGACGCTACGGCTGTCGGTGGTATTACCATGTCCGTAGACTTTGACGGCGCTGGTGACTTGTCCGCTGATATAAACGGACGGCGCAACATCGCTGTTTCTTTGTCCGGCTCTGGCGACCTCGAAGCGGATATGTCAGCGTTGGGCAATATGCTGGTTGCCTTGTCTGGTTCTGGCGGTCTTGAATCGTTTATGGCGGCTTATGGTGATATGTCAATCGACATAGCCACTTCAGGCAGCGGGTTATCTGTCGGAGCTATTGTTGACGGCATCTGGAACGCTGTTGCGGCTAACTACGACACGTCCGGCACGATGGGCGAGCTGTTAAACCTTGCCGCGTCTGGTGGTCTGTCACCTGAACAGATAGCCATGCTTACCGAGCTATGGAAACTGGCTGGTCTTGATGCCAACAACCCTATGACCGTTACAACCACGTCCCGCACAGCGGGCGACATTGACCTTGAGATAACAGGGGACGGCGTTACCACGACCACGGTCACAAGACTGTGATTCCTCTAGTTATAGCGGTTGACGGGTATCTAGGCGCGCCTATCAATATCGCCACAAATGGGTATATCCAGTATCACGGTGAAATAGTCAATTCGCTGATGATGGAGAACCAGATTAATTCGATTCTGTTTCCTTTGATTGGCTCGTTTCTTGCTGATGAGTTTGGCAATGTTTCATGCTATCAGTCCTATCAGCCTAATCAGCAAGGCGTTAATTCAGGCGCGGGGGTTTACATTAACCGCATAGGGCAGACGCATAGATACGGCTCACCACAGAGCAAGAGCTATTGGGATGGCTTTATGGAGATACAAAGCGAAACGCAAATACTGGAAACAACCTACCAGTGTGATGCGTTGCTGATAGAGAATCCTGCGTTGGAAACGGCTAATACTGTGACATCGTGCGATATTGTCGAGGATGTAGCTGGTTATTTGCAGTCTGCAGAGGGTCTTGCTGCACTGAAAGCGGCTAATTTATCGGTGTACAGAATCACGGATATACGACTGACGTACATGATGGATGACATGGGGCGCTATGAAAGCTCCCCCTCTTTTGATTTTACGCTGCAGCATGAATCTGTTAAACTTTCGGAAGTCCCTATTGTGTCCACGTTCGAGGCCGGATTGTACCCAATATGAGGAATTATGAATGGCTATTCCGTTTTCAAGATATGTATCAATTACATCCGGCGTTGGTGGCACTGGTGGAGCTCGTGAACGGGACTTAATTTCCCGCATATTCACGCAGAATACTTTGGTTCCTACTGGTTCAGCGTTGGAGTTTTCCAGTGCTGACGCTGTGCGAACCTACTTCGGCAGTTCCTCTGATGAGTATTTGCGGGCGGCCTTTTATTTTGGCTGGGTGAGCAAGGCCATAACCAGAGCGAAAAAGATTGCATTTGCTCGCTGGAATGATGCCGCTGTTGCTCCGTTAATTTACGGAGACACGACCGCCAAGACGCTTGCCACTTATACTGCGGTAAGTTCTGGCAAGCTGAATATCACCATGGGCGCTTTCACTACCGAGCTTACGGGTATTGATCTGTCCGCGCAGGTTTCGCTTGCTGGCGTTGCCGCTGCGATGCAGGTTGTTATCCGTGCGTATGTAGCAGGCGGGGCCTTGTTCACGTCTGCCACGGTGGTCTATAACGCGACACGAGCCAGTTTTGACCTGGTTGGTGGAGCAACTGGTGCAGCGGCTATTTCAATCAATGCTGTTTCGTCTGGTACTGACCTTGGTACTTTGCTTGGCTGGCGCTCAGCCGGTGAAACGATCCTTTCTGATGGTGCTGCGGCTGTCGAGCCCGTTGACGCTGTTGCTGATCTGGCTGCGGTGGACAACAACTTTGCATCGTTCCTGTTCAATGAAACTCTGACCGATGCGCAGATACTCGCGGTTGCGGAATGGAACGACACGCAAAACAACATGTACATGTATTTGAAATCGGCTGCAACATCCACGCAGGCCGGCGTTGATTATGCTGCCCTTGCTGATATTTCTGGCGTAGGCGTTACGCTTGAAGATGCTACCGGATACGCTGAAATGGTGCCTGGCATTATCCTTGCGGCAACTGACTACACTCGCCGTAGTGCTTCGCAGAATTACATGTTCCAGACTTTTGACCTTGACGCTCTTGTGACTACCGAAGCGGCGGCAAACACTCTCGACGGGTATCGCTGCAACTACTACGGTCAGACACAGCAAGCAGGTCAGAATCTTAGCTTTTACCAGCGCGGAATTTTGATGGGCGGTTTGAATGATGCTGTCGATATGAACGTGTACGCCAATGAAATCTGGCTGAAAGATGCGGCCGGCGTTGCGATTATCAATCTGTTGCTGGCACTGACTCAGGTTAGCGCGAATACAGAAGGCCGTTCGCAGATCATGGCAATCCTGCAAGACGTTATCGACCGCGCAATTTTTAACGGCGTGATCATTGCCGGAAAGACTTTGACCACGTTGCAGAAAATCTACATCAATGAACTGACCGGCGACGAACTCGCATGGCATCAGGTTCAGTCGATTGGCTGGTGGTTGGATTGCGTTATCGAGTCTTATGTAAACGCACAGACTCAACTGACCGAGTACAAAGCCACTTACACGCTGGTCTATAGCAAAGCCGATGCAATTCGCTTTGTTTCTGGCACACACGTCCTGATCTAAGGAGACAGACATGCAAGATATTTCAGGTGTTGGCTTACAGGTACGGATCATAGCATCCGTAACCTTTCCCGCTGGTTTCAGTCTGACGCAGTTTGCTGATGATGCGGACCCGTTCGATATTCCGTCCATCCAGATTGCCGATACAGCCATGGGCCTGAACGGTGATATGGTCTGGTGGTCGAAAGCCCAGATAATCCCGATGACAATGAACATCATTCCTAACAGCGACGATGATCGCAATATGGCGGTGTTGCTAGAGGCAAACCGAGTTGGGAAGGGCAAGAAGCCTGCGGGTGATGTGATAACGGTTGTTGGTATTTATCCTGATGGCCGTTCGATTACTTTCCCGCAGGGTAAGATTACTGATGGACAGCCTGGTAATTCTATCGCTTCGGCTGGCCGGATGAAATCGAAAGCGTACCAGTTCAAATTTGAAAACAAGGTGAGCGCATAAGATGCTGATACAACCGAAAGAGGCACAGATCGTCACGCAGTCGGGGGAGACAAAGACATATATTCTGTCGAAGTTTCCAGCGATTGATGGGCGCGAAATTGTTATGCAATACCCGGTGTCTGCGATGCCGCGCATAGGGGACTATGGGGTTAATCAAGAGGTGATGCTGAAGCTGATGGCTTTCGTTGCTGTTGATATGCCACAAGGTCACCTTGCGCTGAACTCAAAGACGCTGGTCGATAATCATGTTCCCGACTGGGAGACGCTTGCCAAGCTGGAAGCGGCCATGATGGAGTACAACTGTAGTTTTTTTCAAAACGGCAAGATCTCAAATTTCTTGGAAGGTATCGAAGCGAAAGCCCTAGCATTGATTACGTCAATGTTGATGGACTTATCGGCGCAATCATCAGTTCAGGCAAAGCCACAAAGCATGAACT